CATAGACACTGCAAATACCTTCTTTCGTGCCCGACATGTTGCTAGTTACAACAGCGATACATGGGAGAAGATCGGCATGGCACTACACTTGACACTTGCTAGTGTTAATCAAGCAGTAAGACGCTATGGAATTGACCACGTTGTGTTTTGTTTAGAAGGCCGTAGCTTCCGCAAAGATATCTACGAGCCCTACAAAAAGAATCGCATTGTTGATGCCATGTCAGTTACTGAGGCTGAAAAAGAAGAAAACGATATGTTTTGGGATACGTATGAAAAATTCACTACGTACATCAGAGAGAAAACTAACGTTAGCGTACTCAGGCATGAGCGGGCTGAGGCTGACGATTTGATTGCCCGCTTTATTCACTTACATCCAGATGACACGCATTATATTATTAGCACTGATTCCGATTATGTTCAGCTTATTACTGATAAAGTGTTCCAGTACAATGGAGTCACAAATGAACTTATCACACTTGACGGATACTTTAAGGATACAGGCAAACCGATATTAGACAAGAAAACTAAAGAACCTAAACTGTTGGAAGATCCAGAATATTTGCTCTTTAAGAAAATTATTCGCGGTGACGCAGGTGACAACGTATTCACCGCATATCCTAGAGCACCCGAGAAAGGTAGTAAGAATCGTGTAGGTATTCGTGAGGCATTTGAGGATCGTGACAAGCAAGGCTTTAAATGGAATAATTTCATGTTGCAACGTTGGGTAGACCACAATGGTGTAGAACAGGTTGTACGTGATTGTTATTTACGTAATAAAATATTGATTGACTTGAAATCACAACCCGATGAAATCAAACAATTAGTTGATGATGCTATTCGGAATGGTGTTCGCACTACAGTTACTCCTCAAGTAGGTGTTCATTTAATGAAATTTTGTGGCAAATATGAACTTAATAAAATATCTGAAAATGCTGAGACTTATGCTAAGTGGCTTAATACCCCGTATAAAGGGTCGTTGCATGAGTAATATACTAGAAAAACAGTTGTATGCAGGTATCTTAGCAGTATTGAATGACAAAAATAGTTATTACAATAGTTCTGTAGGTCCTCATCATTCTAAGTTTGAAAAAAATGGTGAACAGGCTGTTATGGATTTTATCAAACAGTTTGCTCCGCTAATGCTTAAAAAACAAAATGAAGATTTGGATGAACGTGCTAAGAAATTAATGTGGGAAGAGTTGAAAAAATAATGTCTGATAATCTTTCGTTGTATCAAAAAATTGTTGATTATTATTATGATAATATTCATTGGGAGTCTGAGTTGTCAATCAATGACTGGTTGACTAAGGATTATGGTGCATTTTATAATAGATATAGTAAAACATTTTCATTTGAGTCAGATGCAAAGAAGGCGTGGTTTTTGTTGAGGTGGGCATGAATAGACCTAACTTAGAACATGATTTAAAGAACTGTGATTGGATTATTGCTAAAGCAAAAGCTAATAAATCCTATGCACAAAACATCTATGCGGCATTATGTAATATGGAATGGCAAAAGCGTGAGATCTGGCCTATTCTTAAAGAAGAAACTTGGGGTTGCACTTGGCGTTACGCAGGTGGACTTGTAGCGGAACTTCTTGATGAAGGTGATTACCTAGATTGGTACTGTTCTGGTATTAGAGATGAAAGCTCAGGATATGCACCTGAAGGTGTTGTCACTGACGAGATTGAAGAAGATTTTTTAAAACTTGGCTGGGTGCCAATTCCGTATGAAGATGATGGTATATAATGAAACTACTACACGATGATTATAATTTAGTTTATGTTTGGGTTGATGATATGAACGAAGATATTGAACTAAGTCCACATTTTGATTATGAAGATGATGCTTTTCAATGGTTTGAACGAATGAAAAAAGAGGTAACAAAAAATGAACGATGATGAATACGAAAATTTTAAAAACTATACTTTGAACATCAAAGGTCTTGATTGTTTAGATGAAAAGATGCTCGGTATGCTTATTGACAGCTTAGTAGAGTTTTATATCGACAAGTATGGTATTGATTCATTGGCAGACAGTGAACCAGAAAAACCAGACTTCCAAGTTGAAAACTTGAATATCGCAAATGATTATTTGAAAAAATTTAAATTACAATGAGTGAAAAAGAAATCTTTTATAAAAAAGTAGGTCGTAGATACGTACCCGTGCGTGAATATGATGATAAACTTATGGATGCGTTTCCTAAGGGCGCACATCTTGTAATATGCTATCCCGGTGGACAAAGCACAAGGTATAATGTAGATCCAGCATACGCTCCTATGATTGCGGCTGGGCGTGTTGCAGAAGATAAGATTAGTGAGGCAATTAGAAAAGCAACTGACTTGCGTCCTGCTAAGAAAGAAAGAAAATTAACAGAAGAACAACTACGTTGCTGGAAAGCATTGAGCAAAGCGTTCGGAGAAGAGAATCATGCATTAGAATGGCCTAGTGCAAGAGAGGCTTGTGAAGAAGCAGTTAAAGCAATGAGTGTTGAGGCAGAAAAATTATTATCTGTCCCATCAGTAAGAAAAGCCTACGAACATTTCTTGTTAGTAGCAAAATTAACCAAGGATAAAAATGATGAACCTAATCGCTAAACCAATTGTAAAGAACCAATACTGGGTAGTCACTGACGGTGACAAAAAAGTAGGTAACGTAATTCAAGAAGGTACTGAGTATAAGGTAAAAATTGACAATAAAATTGAAAGTTATACTAGTACTAAACAAATTGAAAAGAAAAAACGTATTCAATTTGAAACTATAAAACCTAGCAAAGTTAAAGAGCAAATGCCATCATTTGCAGTATACCCAACTACTTCAAATCGAATTTACAATAGTTATTATGATGTAAAGCGTAAACTGCATATCTATACAAAAACTCCAAAAAGTAAATGCTATCATGTTGCGGGATGGTTCGCAATCAAACAAAACGATGGTTTTGTGAATATCTTTTGCCCCAAATACATCTTTGTACAACGTTACGAATATCGCGGACCATTTAAGACTGAAAACGATATTACTTTAGACTAAATACTATATGAGCCAAATTAAAAAGTTTATTGATAGAGTTGCTAATGCAGAAGGACGTCAGATGCGTGAATTTCTAATGCCTATATCTGACGCCAAAGAACTACGTGACGAGATTATGAAACTAGTTTTAGACAAGAAAGACCAGACAAATAGCACAGAACCTATTCAAGTTGTTATGAGTGGTGGTAAATGGTAAACTAATGAGTAGAACACAAGCCAAAGTTATTATAGAACTTGTTGATAAAAAAACATACAAATGCGACCAAATTGTAGAGGCTGCTGGTATATGGGCTGTGTTTTATGACGGACAACCAATCAATCTAAAAAGTCAACATTACCTTGACAGTAACATAGTTCCTAAATATAAAAAGACCAGTTTTAGTAATCCTGGCCATGCTAGAAACTTATGCCGCAAATTAAACACACAATTTAAGACAGATAAATTTTCAGTAGTGTTTATGAATAATGGTACAAAAGTGTACCCGGATGAATAAATTAAAAGTCGTGATAACCGAAGCAGTATGTAAGCAATTGCCATTTATTACGACTTCGGAAAATTGGAACTTTGACGATGCTATTAAAAGATGGTGGGTTACAGGAGCCAGTAGTGAAGTATTACGATTAACTGATACAGGAGACATGTGTTTCCAACTAGCAGAAATAGAATGTTATAAATATGACTTCATGCCTAAAATGCCGGTACAAGGTAGTTACTATAATTACATGTCAACATTAGGTAAAAAAATCAAATGTCCTTATTACTTAGGGGTAAATAAAATTGACGATGAAAGAAAAAAACCATATATAAAATTATATGATAGTAAAATTGCTATGATGGTAAGTTTGTATGGTGACATAGATAGTTATTTAAAATCAGTAAAGGTAAAAAAATGACAGAAGAAAAGAAAAGTAATAACCCATTTATCAATATGGCCAATGATGCTAAAAAAGCAAACAACATCACAAAGCAATATGGTAAAGCACCTAAACAACAGGGTCCAAAACCTAATACAAAAGGTTTTGGTGGTGCAAGCGTAGTAAGACGAACAGGCCGGGGCGGCTGATAAATAATTAAAAGGAAACATCATGAAAAAACTAGCATATATTCTACTAACTTCATTTGCATTAATTTTCACAAGTTATGCGGCTGAACCAATCAAGTCACCAAATGGCATGAAACTTGCTAAGAAGAAAGACCATAGCAAGGACAAGAAGGCTAAAAAACCAGAAAAATCAGCTAAAAAAGAACAAAAAGAACAGAAATCAAAGTAACTGATAAATAAATTAGCAGTTTCGGGGTCTGTCACAAAACCCGAATTTAAACACACACATAGGAGAATAAAATGTTTAATACAATCACACATACTGCCATCGATGCAGTTCAAACAGGTAAAAAGCAAATCGTTAGCTCAGTCGTAAAACACGAAACTCTTGCTAACACAATCAACAAATTTGTAGATGCAGAAACAGCATACACCAAAGCATTGTTTGACAACACTGTCAATACAGTCACTGGTTTCTATTCTTTGTTGACTAGTAAAGATTTTGCTAAAGAAGTTACTGAAACTTTTGTTCCTTCTTTTACAAGCACAAAAGCCGCAAGCAAAAAAACTAATTAATTTATGTGGATCCTCAAACAAATTGAGAAATGCTTTAGTAAATTTAGTAACAGTTATTCAAGCAGACTAGAAGAATACATCGTCAGTCGCAATCCACAGAGCGAGGCTGACGTTGAACGTCTTACTATTGAATTTCACCGACGAATGTCCTACTATTAGTATCCAAATAAATACTAATTATGACATTAGTTTATATCCACGGTGCAAGTGCTACTGGTGAAAGTTTTAATCATATTCGTGAACATTTAGGTGGTAACGACATTGTAGTTAATTACGACAGTAGGAACGGTTTTGAAAACAATCTAAAAACTATGACTGAACAATTAGCATCAGTTAATAAAATGTTTTTTATTGGTCATAGTTTGGGTGGAATATATGCTATTCACTTAGCCAATTCATTACCCAAGCAAACACTTGGTGCAGTAACACTTAGCACTCCTTACGGTGGGGCTGAGGTTGCTGATTATGCTAAGTATTTTCTACCATTCAGCAGATTGATGAAAGATATTGGACCAAGTAGTTGGGCAATGAAACGGGCAAATCGAATTAAGATACAGCATCCATGGACTAATGTAGTAACTGTAAAAGGACAAAGTCCTTTTATGGTTCAGCCTAATGATGGGGTAGTAACTATTGCAAGTCAAAAACACCATGATGATATGGAATTGATTGAAATAGATTACAATCATTATGAGGTGGTTCTTAGTGAAAAAGTCATTAATATTATTAAAGACCGAATTAAAAAGATCCAAAATAATTGATAGTGTATCATAACAATGATATACTTCAATCGTGTTCACGGTGAACACAACAGACATACACACAAGGAGAAAATTATGTCAGATTTTACACCAAAACTTCCAGAAGTTAAGTTTAACAAAAATGGTTACGAGATTCGCAGTGACGTTCTAGCAATGGCTAAGGATATTGTCATGCAAGACTATAACCTTAAGGTTGCGGGTTGGCAATTGACTACCCAAAAGGATGAAAAGACCGGACAACTTGTTAGCACCGTAGCAATGCCCGAGTTTCCCGGAATGGAAAAGATTTTAGAAGCCGCTGAAAAGATGTACGGTTTTGTTAATCAAAGCACTACTAAAAAGTAATACTTTTAGTTCTCAAAAAGGCTCCGCTAGTCGGGGCTTTTTTTTGCCCAAAATTTGACAATAAATGGATACTCTGCTATACTACGTGTATTGATTAATTAAAGGAGCTTGCAATGACCCAAGTTTATGATGCACTGACAGACAAACAAAAACGTGAAATTCGCATGTATGGCGTTACCGAAGCCGAGATGAAAGAGGCTGTAGAACAAAGTATTACTTTTCGTCATAGTGGTCCTGCTATGATGGCAGCTAGTCTGATGAGTGATTGTCAGGAAATGATTGCTTACGACAACGGTGGTTCTTACGATTTCATGGTTATCGAAGATGTTCGCCAAGCACTGAATCGTGCTAAGTGGATCCTCTTTGAGTACTGTGACCAAAAGTAATACTTTATGTTACATACCCAAAATTTGACAATAAATCGTTTTGGGTATATAATACTTGTATTGATTGATTAAAGGAGCTAGTTATGAAGGTAAAACTTTTTGTTACAGGTAGTCAGAATTACATGTATTTCAAAAACAAACTTCCTACTAGGCGTTGGGATTACTGTGAGACACCCCGTACAGTGACCATTATCCAAGATCCGGTCAACGTCTATCAAGACGGTGAGTATGGTTTTGTGAAGGTTTTTGGTCGTAAGATTTTTGTCAAATGTGACGGAAGTCATTGGGAAATTGTTGGTGCTGAGAAATCCAAAACTTGACAATAAATCAGTTTGGGTATATAATAGACTCTTAGACAGTAAAGAAAAGGAAACAAAATGTCAAACGAATTCAAATCTTGGGAACAAATGTCTGAGTTAGAGCAGGCCCAATGTACATATTGGGATATGTACAAGGATGCGTATGGCGTTCGTCCTCGAGGCGTTGACACTTCTAGTTGGACTTTGGAACAGTTTGAAGCAGAGTTTGCTTCACTGGCTACTGCTATTGAACAAGAAGATGCCCAGCGCAAAACTGCTGAGGCAGAAGCCATCACTAAGTTTGAACAGCATGTGACCAACATTACATGCATGGGTGCCCGCAATCGTGAGACCGCACTTAAGTGGATTATGGATGCTAGCAACGCCAATGGCGACTGGGAGTACTTTTGTTTTACTCAGGGTTTGCCTTATAATTACTTCAGAAAAGCAGCCTAAGGTTGACAATAAATGGATTTGGGTATATAATAGAATCTTAAACAGTAAAGAAAAGGAAACAAAATGTCTGCACTAGTTGAATACACATTGGAATTGTACAAATCTGACAAACGTGTTAAAGGCGGTAAGCGTCTTGTTACCAAACAAGAATTTGCCCCAGTCACTAAAGCCTACATCAAGGCTGTGATTGAATCAAAAACTAAGTTGGGTTTTATTGTGGAAGCACATGAGACTTTTGTTACCAAACGCAACATGATGACTGGTAAGACATACCAAGAGCGTTATGATACCCCGTATTTCTGCTCACCCTCTAGCGAAACTTTTTGGAGCATGTAATGCCTAAATATCAAAAGCCTGTACTAAATTTTAATGCTGATGATGTTTGGTCCGCGGCTTGTCAGGCCCAACGAGTCAATGGTGCGTATGTTAAACTGAGTGTGTTGTCCGAATCTGATCCTAGTATGGATCGAAAATCTAATCGCCAATTGGTAGAATCATTATTGTCAGACACTACACAAATTACCGACGAAAATCGTGAACAGGGTAAAAAGGTTCGTAAGTACTATCAAGCATTCACTTTCAAAATTCTTAAAGGAATTAAATTAAGTGAATTTGATAACACTGCAATGCTTATTAGTAATCGTGATGTTATTAATGATAACTATGATGTTGCCGTTATTGCTAGTCTACCTAGTTGTTACGAGCGTGGTGTAAAGCGTGATAATGTTGACCAAAGAGTTAAGTTTGCTACCGGTGGATACATAGGTAATATTAGTGACAAGGTTACAGTAACTATTGAGGTACTGAAAACTGTTTACAGCCAAAAGTGGAATACAAATTATTTTACAGGTATCACAAGTGATGACCAAGTAGTATTTTTTGCATACAACGGTACCGGTAAGCTAGATATTGGTGACACCTATACAATTCAGGGTACTGTTAAATCACACCGTGACAACAGTACTCAACTGAATCGGGTAAAGTTTATTTGACAACATATCCGTTCTATACTATAATACAATCATTCTTTCACACACAGGAGTTTTTTATGCGTAATTTTATCCTCGGCACATTGTTTGGTATTGTAATTGCTACAGTGGGTTTCACTGGTATTGCTAAATTACTTGACAATGGCGTCAATAAAACTAAGGCAATCGTACAAGAGCAAGCCAAGGAACAGTAATGGCTTGGCTTGCTGTACTACTGTTAATATTCTCAGGTCATATTGTCTTTGCATTTATGTTGGCATTTATTATTTTAATTATTGAAAGTTGAGTGATGAGTTTGTTTATTGTGGTTATTATTTTAACATTCTTAAGCCTTGCTATCACAGCCCTTTGCGGTATAAAGTATATTCATCCTAGTGCCCATCTTGGATTTAACGTTACTGAAAAATCAAAATTAGTACATCTTGCAAGATTCTGGTGGTGGTTAGTAACAGGATTAAATTTAAAAGAATATTCAGCCATACATAGACACAATCACGCACATTCTATGACAAAATGGGAAGATGGGATTCCACCTGATAGTGTTTTAGTACGTGCTAAAATGTTTATAGAACAACGGCGTAATAAAAATCTTATAGAAGATTATGGTATTGAATCTCCGAACACATGGATAGATATTAACCTATATCAACGATATCATTACTTGGGTCCTGTAGTTTATTTGTTGTTATTACTATCAGTCTTAGGCACACCGGGATTTATTGTATGGATAGCACAATCAATATTCATTGTATTTTTATGTTCAGAATCTGTCAATGCAGATAGAGATTTTTGTAGTAGTGAATTGTTAATGTTTTTGAAAACCAAAAAATATTACGAATAATTTAGGAGTTAAAGAATGAGTGCAAGTTGGATTAATAAATTAAACGAGAGCGATAGCCGCCTCCACAAAGAAGATGTAATTTTGCAGGCGCTTGAGGCAAGTGTCCTAGGTAGTCGTAATAGTCAGATTTTCTTGGGCTTTACCAAAGCCTGTTACAACCCTTATGTTACGTTTGGTATTCGTCAAGTGCCCGATACAGTAGGTATAACTGATGCAGAGAATCCTTGGGACGATTTTAATGAGTTGATGGTACAACTTAGTCAGCGTAGGTTGACAGGTCATGCCGCACGTGATGCTGTACAAAATATATCTGAACGATTTGATAGTATAGAATGGAACACATTTTTAGCTCCAGTATTGCGTAGAGACTTACGTGCCGGTATCAGTGACAAGACAATCAATAAAATTTGTAAAGGTACTGACTATGAAGTGCCAATCTTTGGTTGTCAACTAGCAACTAATAGTGAAGGTCGCCCTGAGATGAAAGGTATCAAACGTCTTGAACCTAAACTTGATGGCGTTCGTGTATTGTTGATGGTTATCCCTGATGAAGAAGGTAACGTTGTTACTATTTGCTTTAGTCGCAATGGTAAACAGTTTGACAACTTTGGTCATATTGAAAATCAAATACGTGATAACTTTGTAAAACTTACACACAAAGCCGCAACAAGTAATCTGAGTATGGGCTTTGTAATGGATGGTGAAGTGATTGGTAATACATTCCAAGAACTTATGCGTCAAGCACGCCGTAAGACTGATGTGCAAGCAGAGGATAGTGTGTTCAATGTATTTGACATTCTACCACTTGATGCTTTCCGTGAAGGTCATTGGAATGCACAACTACACAAACGCATTACTATTTTAGAAGATATGCGTAGTATTATTGATAACATGCCTAACGTTGAATTGTTACCACATATCATGGTTGACTTGGATACAGCGGCAGGTAAGGATCAATTAGAGCGATATGCTAAGGATCAAGTTAATCTTGGATTCGAAGGCATTATGATTAAAAACGTAGAAGCCCCATATGTCTGCAAACGCAGTACAGATTGGATGAAATGGAAACCCACTATCACAGTTGACTTAACTGTTGTTGGTCTTGAAGAAGGTACTGGAAGAAATGCCGGTCGGCTTGGTGCTCTTGTTTGTGAGGGTGAAGATGACGGTAAAATCATTCAAGTGAATGTGGGTAGTGGATATAGTGATGAGGATCGTAGTGATTATTGGATTAACTCTAATAGCATCATTGGTCGTACTGCTGAAATCATGTGTGACGTAATTACTCAAAATCGTGATGGTACTTATAGTTTGCGTTTCCCCCGTTTTGTTAGATTTAGGGATGATAAATGAACGATAAATTTAAAATACTGGCTCTGCAGGCCAAAATGGGCACTGCTGACTTTGATGCAGGTAGTTACTATGTTGCCACACCAGACCAGATGCAAAAATTCTGCGAGTTGATTATTGCTAAGTGTATCGAGGAAGCAGGTGATCCAGCCGATGGGTTAATTCTAGGCGATACCTGGCACGATGGTGTTCGTGCTAGTGTTTGGAGTATTCGACAACATTTCGGAGTTGAAGAATGAACGAAAGAATTAAAGAACTTATTAATGAATCCACCTGCTTCAAAGAAGGTGATACCGAAGGGAAATACGATATTGAAGTGTTTGACAAAGAAAAGTTCGCCGAGTTGATTGTACGGGACTGTATGCTTATCTGTGAAGATGTTATGAAAAAAGATAATTCTGCGCTTGGTTGTTGGAGTGAAATCAAAAGAACATTTCGGAGTTGAAGAATGAATGAACGAATTCGAGAACTTGCTGAACAGGCTGGAACATACTTTGGAGGAGGAACGACTGATTATTTCGGTGATTATTTGCCTCCGTATGTGTCAATAACTGATCTAGATTTAGAAAAGTTCGCCGAGTTGATTGTGCGAGAATTTGTCAGTATCGTGGAAGAAGAAATTAAATTGGTAGAAGAATTCAAATCCACTGCTGTGAAAGCTGATGTGATTAAATGTCATACAAGTAAAATTTATCATTTTCATAAATTGATTGATAAGAGTAAGAAACATTTCGGAGTTGAAGAATGATACATTTTAGAACTGATGGTGATACCCTGTACAACGGTTTAAATATCTATAAATTTTATAAAAGCACTGCGTGGGGATTTGTGTTTAGGTATGGTCCTAGAAACACTCACAATTTAGGAAAAAAGATTTTCATTGTGCGCTATGATAGAATCAGTCGATTGTTCAACTTGGCCACGTTAGGAGTGGATTGATGTCTGAATTAGAAATTGCACTGCAAGCACATGACTGGAGCCTAGATGGTTGGCGCACACGACCTCAAGTGGATCAGTTGATGAAAGGTCATCCAGATTCTGCAGAGGCCCAGACACTGTGGCAACAGTATTGTCCTTGGAGCAACAGCAATGGTGGCTATGTTACATGGTCAAAAAAATTCACCCAAGACAGTGCCACAATGATATGGAGTTATCAATGATACCAGATTACAATTTACTGTGCCAAACAAGGCCCTTGTACAACGAACCATACCACACTGTGAGACCATTGTTGCCAATAAGAATGCAACACGGAGCAGACATGATTGAGTGGGCTGAACAAGAATTTGGTCCAGCAGGAAAAAGAGTTCGGGGCATTGTGGGACAAACTGTAAAAGTTACAGAACCTGGGCTACGATACTATGTGGATCCCACTGCATTTTGGTTTAGACACAGCGAAGACCGCGACTGTTTTGTCGCACATTGGACCAAAGAATTAGAAAATAGCAATGGTTTAAAGATTAAATAATATTACATTTATTAAAGGAAAAAGTATATGAAAATTTCAATTGTGTTATTAGCATTATTGTGTAGTTTATCTGCCAATGTACAGGCGCAGGATGCAGTGTCAGGCAAGATCAAATATACGAGTTGCAGTGCATGTCACGGTGCTCAAGGTCAAGGCGGAGTAGGTCCAAAACTTCAAGGCCAAAAAGCCGAAGCAATTGTGAAAAAACTCACTGCATACAAAAACAAACAAAAAGTTGGACCACAGAGTGAATTGATGTGGGGCATGGCCGGTGCACTATCGTCTGATGATATTAAGAATATTGCCGCATACACAGCCACGCTCAAATAAGATTATACAATGATTAAAATCATATTAGCTTTTGTAGTTATTTTTGGTCTATTCTTTTTTGGTATAAAAACCGTTAGAGAAATGACCGAAAAAGAACTTTGGTCGGTGACTAAACTATTGACATATAGTGCTATCTGTGCTATACTCACACTTGTATTTTTAATCACTCTTGTAGTTTTATTTTAAAGGAAAAACATGAAACGTATTTTTACTCTCTCTATTATCGCCGTAGCAATTTTGGCTACTGGTTGTACACGTATTGAAACCGGCGAGGTTGGTGTGCGTATTGGCTTTGACCGACAAATCAAGTCCGGTGAATTATTGCCCGGTTCATTCAATCAAACTATGATTGGTGATGTATTAACATTCCCCATCAAGGACGTCAATGTGGTGCTTGAAAACATGACACCTGTTGCTAAAGACAATTCAACAATGAAAGACTTTGATGCTGTGGTGGTTTACAACATCAACCCACAACAAGTAAGTGAGTTGTACGCAACCAAGAACAAGAGTTTCCACGCTGATTTCAAGGGAGACACTTATGTGATGTACAACTACATTGTACAAAATGCTCGAAATGCTATTTACAAATCAGCCCGCAAGTATGAAGCATTGGACATGGCAGACAATCGCACTGACATGGAAAACTTTATCAAAGAAGAAATTGCTCGAAATCTTGGTGAAGAAAAACTAGATGGATCAATCACAATCAGTCAAGTGATGATTCGTAATGTGTTGCCCAGTGACACAGTAGTTGAATCTGCAAACGCATTGGTTCGTAGCAAAAACGAATTGAAACAGAAAGAAGTTGAAGTTAAAACTGCCGAAGCAGAAAGTCGCAGAATGGCAGCATTGGCTAATAACTCGGGTGCTAGTATTGCATTCATGCAAGCACAAGCTATGTTGAATATCTCAGAAGGTATCAAGAACGGTCAAGTACAGACTATTGTAGTTCCTAGCAACTTCAATGCATTAATGATGCCTAAATAACATGTGGGCGTTGATTATTGCACTGATGATGGATACAACGCCCGCCGAGACAAAGTTCACTCGGTTGGCTGAGGTTAAAACATATCAAGAATGTCGAGACCTTGCCAAGGTGTTGCGGGATCGTGGATTGAAAGCACATTTGTTTTGTGTGGAGCAACAATAAATGGGCAATCAGACCGAATACTTTGAACGCACAGGATACAAACCTAAGTACTTCATAGGCGACCGAGTATTTGGTAAATATAACAAAATTCCATTTGTAGGTACTGTAGGTAATGATAGGTTGATTAATGAATTAGTTGGACCAGAGATTACAATACATCTGGATTTACCAATTAAGATTGACAAAGATATTAAAACCTTTATAATTGTCAAACACAAAGATGTCAAATTATTAAAAGAAATTAAGGAATAATATGGTAACTCTAGTTAAACATGAATGGCATAGCACAGACCGTCAATATACGTATGAACTTGATGAAGATACATTAAGTGAGATTTATCCAGATATGGATGAAGATGAAATTGCCAATTTAATAGAACAACTTGAAAACGGTGAAGCCGATATTGAAGATATTATCAATGAGGCATGGAACAATGATATTGAACTTGATTGGGAGTTTCAATATGATGATTGTTGGACTGACCGCAAAGGTGGTTATGAAGTTACATATGAGTATGGTGATGAGAGTAGTTATCATCACGAACCTCCTCCACCAGAGCCAACACACAAGTGTACTAAGTGTAAATGGGTTGGTCAAAATTATGATGCTAATTGGATATGGCCAGAAGATGATGAAACTGGTACAAAAGAAGCCAAGAAAGTTTGCCCAATGTGTGATAGTGATACTGAACTAACCGAAGTTGGTCTTAAAGAAGAACAAGAACGTGCTGAACGAAAAGCACGATGGGCAAAAGAAGAGGCTGACGAAGGTGCACACTCTGAAAAGATGAATGATGAATGATGATTTAGCTGGTAAGAAACATGTGTTTGAAGATGGATCAGTTATTGAAGTGCTTCAAATCAAAATGAGAGACAATAGTATAGAAACTGTACCTATTGTAACTTATACTGTGCAACAAGGTAGAAGTTTGCCTAGAAAATTAGTTTTGCCATTGAACGAATTTATTAATACATTTGGTCACTTATTTGGAGAAGATAATGGCTTATAAAACAATTTATACTGAGGTTGAGGTTGATGTTGACCTTGCAGATTTTGATACTGAGGATTTGCTTGACGAATTAGCAAGTCGTAGTTCACTACCAATGGAAGAAGATTCTCATAGTAAAGAAATACTTGAAGTCATTTATCTAAAACGTAGGTTAGGTAAAGACTATCAATCAGAGTTAGACCAATTGATTTATACAGGATTAGGTAAAGTGTTATAATACTTTGACACTTAAACCGAATAAATACACAGATGTTTTCACGTTTCTTATCAATTTTCACATTTAGTAATGCCACACTATTAGTGGCATTAGCACTTAGTACTATCGCCGCATGGTATAGTATTGTCGGTTTAACTGCTATCTTTGCCGCGGCAGTTATACCCATTATCATCATGGGTTCAGCACTTGAACTTGCAAAAATTATAACAACTGTTTGGTTGCGTAAGTATTGGCAACGTTGCACATGGATAATGAAAGTTTATCTTGTGCCTGCTGTTGTTGCGCTTGCATTATTGACAAGCATGGGCATCTTTGGTTTCTTAAGTAAAGCACATTTAGACCAAGCTGTTCCATCTAGTGATATTGCTGCCAAAGTCTCTTTACTAGATGAAAAAATTAAAACTGAACGTGATAACATTGATGCGGCTAAAAGAGCACTAACACAAATGGATTCACAAGTTGACCAAATGTTAGGTCGTACTGACAGTGATAGGGGTGCAGAACGTGCTGTTCAAATTCGTAGACAACAGGCTAAAGAACGTAATGCATTACAAAATGATATTGCCAAATCACAAGCCGTTATAGCTAAGTTAAATGAAGAACGAGCACCAATCGCAAGCGAACTACGTAAAGTAGAGGCAGAAGTTGGTCCTATAAAATACATTGCCGCATTCATCTATGGTGATAATCCAGACGCTAATTTATTAGAACGTGCAGTACGTTGGGTAATTATTTTACTTGTTATTGTTTTTGATCCATTAGCAATTATGTTAGTGATTGCGGCTAATCAAAGTAAAGATTGGGACAAGGAAGAATTAATTGAAGATGATAAAAATATTATGGCTATCATTCCTCCTAAAGAAGAGGATATAGACCTTTTTACCGAAGAAGAAATACCGGCATTAGATACTGAACCTATTGCTACATGGCCCTTTCCCTCTGAAAAAACATCCAGTGTAAAAGAAGAACCTATAACTGAATTTCAAATAGCCAAACAAAATGAAACTTTTACAGACAATCAACTTACACAATTAAAAGAATTAATTGCATCATTGTCAAAACCTGAGAAACCAGATTATAGTGATATTGAAATTGTACCAGTACATACAAAGTATGAAGAACCTGTTGTTGAAGTACAACCAGAAGAAATAATTGATGTAATAGAACCAGAAGAAGTTATCAGTGATGACACCCCAAACTACGAAGGTTTTAAAGATCCTAATACCGGAAAGTGGACACAAACAGGTCCTGATTTTGTTCCAATAACATCACAACCATCATTCGTTAAATTTGACGGGGACTATGCTGAATACAAAGGTAAACATGTACACAAACGTGTTTTATACGATCAGTTTCCTGAATTAAAATTAGAAGAAGATAAACGCCGTTCATCTAATACAAGATTTGGTACAGATTTTCCAAACACTAAGATGTTAGGTGATGTATTTGTACGTGTTGATGTAACTCCTAATAGAGTATACAAATACAATGGTGCAAAATGGATAGAAACAAGTAAAAACATAAGTAGTACATATTTGGCTAATCCAGAATATGTTCAATTTTTAATCGGTAAACTTGCGTCAGGTGAATATGATATGGACCTATTAACCGTTGACGAACAGGATGCAGTTGAAAAGCATTTAAAAACTGGGTAAATTGTTACCCAAAATCTCTTGACCAATAAGAGATTCTCTGTTATACTATCATCATTGTTTAACTTATTAAAGGTTTTTATGAAACACACACTCACTTTTGTCGCAGTCGTTGCTATTCTAGCAGGTTGCTCCTCAACTAAGACCGCAGTAAACCCTGATGAACCTATCAGAAATCAAAAGTTGTCCACAACATTTACAGAGGATAATGTAAAGATTACAACAAATTGTGCATGGTATAAGCCATTTAAATCTGAATGCGATATAGTTTCTATTGAAGCTACTGCAACTGCATGGACTAATGGTGCAAGTATTGTACAAGTTAATGAAGGTCGTAAGGTTGCTAAAAGCCAAGCACTAGCAAACGTTAGTCATTTTATCAATACCCAAATCTCAAGTTCACGGATTACAAATGTTATAGCCAAACACGTTGAAAAGGCTAAAGATGAGATGAAAAATGGTTCAGAAGAATCACAGATGACTGATAAAGAAGCCAAAACAAATAGTACATCGGTTCGTGAAAATTCAAATGATACTGCACGTACAGTAACTAATACTATCCGTGAAAATTCTGAATCTATCTTGCGTGGATTTAGAACTGTCAAGGAAGAAAAAGTAGGACAACAAGAAGTTTCAGTTACCGTTCGTTGGGACCGCGAAAGTGAGCGAGTTGCTAATGAATTGCGTAAAAGCATGAATTAATAATCATGCGTTTAATTTTAGCATTGGCAGTTACCCTGTTAACTGCCTGTGCTACTACGGTAGCACAAAATAAAACTATCCCAATCAGCGTGATAGGTGAAGGAACTACTATCAACGATGCAAAAAACAATGGCTTTCAAAAAGCCATTGAGCAAGAAGTTGGTGTAGTTCTTTTATCACAAAAACAAATCAAAAATGACAAGCTAAGTAAGGACGAAATTGTATTACATAGTGCAGGTTATATTGACCATTATACAGTACTTGATACAGAAAAGGTAAACAACACTTATTACCTAACAATGGATGTTTATGTCAAATCCAGTTCTATCGCAGAAAGAGTGTTAGGGGTATCAAATAAATCCAAATCTGTCAATGGTGAAAAAATACACGACCAATTTGAAGTATATTCAAAGTACAGAAAAACCGGTGATGAATTGATGAAGGCAGTGTTGGAAGAATATCCGCATTCTGCATTTATTGTTAAAAATCAAAGAATTGATAGTTCAGGAGTTGTGACAGCAATAGATAAAAATAGAAATCCTGTGTTTATTGTACCCTTTGAAGTAAGTTATAATTATAACTTTCTAAAATCGTTTAATGAGGCTTTAAAAGCTACAAGCGATAAAGAAATAAAAGGTCATGTCCAACAACGTAAAATTAGGGTGATTAGTAAAAAACCCGGTAGTGTTTGGGGTAGTACTGATTCATATTTTATCAACGATATACAACGTGATGAATTGATTAAGCAACATTTTGTTGGTAAATTATATGTAAAATTAATTGCATTAGACGGAGCAGGGAAGAGATTATTTCATACATGCCAAACCTTTGCCGGGGAAGAAGATACAATTTATTTGAACAAAGAATTTACAATTAATGGTAATGACGTTTTTGAAAATGAATTGGCATTTACATTTAAGAAAAATCACCCCATAATGAAAGAAGTCAGTTCTTATGTATTGACTGTTCATAAAGGAAAATGTTAGAATTTATAATGCTGTACAAACAATGATAAGTAATAGTATTAAAATCAAACATGTCCGAAGAAAATAAACCAATAAATTATTGTAGCTTTTGCAACAACCACAAAGATGCTGTTAAAAAACTAGTAGTCGGTGGTTCTGTTGCTATATGTAGTGATTGCGTTGAATTATGCCAAGAACTCATAACTGATGGAGTTGTTGAACCTACAACAAAAGAATCCAATCCAGATTACGATCCAGAGTCCATAAAAGAATACCTAGATCAACATGTCATTGGACAAGATGATGCTAAAAAGGTTCTCAGCGTAGCCATTGCTAATCACTATAAACGGATAAATAATCCTCCTAAAGATTTAGAAATACAAAAAGGCAATGTACTTATTGTAGGTCCGACAGGTAGTGGCAAAACCTTACTTGCAAAGACTGCGGCTAAATATCTTAAAGTGCCCTTCGTTGTAGCTGATGCAACTAGTTTAACCGAAGCAGGTTATGTAGGTGATGATGTTGAATCAATGATTAACATGTTGCTCAATGCGGCTAACGGTGATAAAGACTTAGCCGAGCGTGGTATCGTATTTGTTGATGAAATTGACAAAATTGCCCGAAAGAGTGAGAGTGTTAGTATAACACGTGATGTATCAGGTGAGGGAGTACAACAAGCATTACTCAAATTAGTTGAAGGTACAGTATGTCGCATAGCAGGAAGCGGTGGCAGAAAACATCCTGGTGCCGACATGCTTGAAATAAACACAAAAAACATATTATTCATTGCAGGCGGGGCTTTTGTTGGATTGAAGGAAGTAATAGGAAATAGATTAAATGGAACAAGTATCGGGTTTCAAGCGGCTATCAAAGATAATAAAAAAGAGGGTGAACTAAGCAAAGTTACCCCTGATGATTTAACAAAGTACGGAATGATTCCAGAATTCATAGGTAGATTTACTACTACAGTTAGTATTGATGAATTAGATAAAGAACAGTTGATTCATATCTTAACCGATGTTAAAAATAATTATATCAGCCAATACAAATATTTGCTTAAATTAGATAATATCGAACTTACATTTACCCAAGATGCATTGGAACAAATGGCAGAAAATTCATTAACTCTGAAAACAGGGGCTCGTGGATTGCATACAGAAATTGAGCGAGTATTAATGCCGCATATGTTCCTCACCAAATCATACCGTCAAAATAACATAAAATTGCTAAATATTAACAAGGAGCAGATTTTAAATCCAAAATCTTTGTTATGAGTAAGAAAATTCCAGTATTTGACAACAATGTAGAGAAAGCATTACGTAAACTTAAAAAAAAGTTAACCGAATCCGGTTTACTACAAGAGGTCAGAGAACGTCAGGAATTTGTCAAACCAACCATAAAAAAGAAGATTGCCAAAAGTCAAGCAAAAAGACGTTGGAAGAAACACTTGCGTGACCAACAATTGCCCCCTAAAATGTACTAACCCAATTATATACAAATATTTTACGTAATCATATAAAATAGATATATACATGTAGATGCTGTAAAGGTCTACAGTTTTAAAAATCTTGCTTAACAAAGGAGAACATTATGAGCAAAGTCATCGGTATCGATTTGGGTACCACAAATTCATGCGTAGCCGTTATTGAGAACGGAATCCCCAAAGTAATTGAAAACAGTGAAGGTGCTAGAACAACACCAAGTATTGTCGCCTATACAGACGAAATTCTTGTTGGTGCTAGTGCTAAACGTCAAGCAGTTACTAATCCAAAAAACACAATTTATGCAGCCAAGCGTTTGATCGGTCGTAAATTTACCGAAGAAGCTGTACAAAAAGATATCAACTTGATGCCTTACAAAATTGTTGCTAATGACAACGGTGATGCATGGGTTCAAGTAAATGAAGATAAACTAGCACCTCCACAAATCAGTGCAGAAGTCTTACGCAAAATGAAAAAGACTGCGGAAGATTATCTCGGTGAAGAAGTTACACAAGCAGTTATTACTGTTCCCGCATATTTCAATGATAGTCAAAGACAAGCAACCAAAGACGCAGGACGTATTGCCGGTCTAGAAGTATTGCGTATCATTAACGAACCTACAGCAGCCGCATTGGCGTATGGTGTAGATAAACAAGACAAGCGTGACCGTAAAGTTGCAGTGTACGACTTAGGTGGTGGTACATTTGATGTATCTATCATTGAATTGGCAGATGTTGATGGTGACAAACAAATTGAAGTATTGTCCACAAACGGAGACACATTCTTAGGTGGTGAAGACTTTGACCAACGAATCATGGATTTCTTGGTTGACGAATTCAAAAAGGATCAAGGCGTTGATTTGACTAAAGATGTGTTAGCATTGCAACGACTTAAAGAAGCCGCAGAAAAGGCTAAGATTGAGTTGAGTAGTTCAGTACAAACAGATGTTAACTTACCGTACATCACCGCAGATGCAAATGGCCCTAAACATTTGAACGTTAAGTTGACACGTAGCAAACTAGAACAACTAGTTGAAGAACTTATCAAACGTAGTATCGAGCCTTGCAAGACAGCAATGAAAGATGCCGGTGTAAGTGCTAGTGACATTGACGAAATTATCTTAGTTGGCGGCATGACACGTATGCCTAAGGTACAAGAAGAAGTTGAAAAACTATTCGGCAAAGCACCACGCAAAGATGTTAACCCTGATGAAGCAGTAGCAGTTGGTGCCGCAGTTCAAGGCGCAGTACTAAGTGGTGAGCGCAAAGACGTATTGTTGCTTGACGTTACTCCATTGAGTTTGGGTATTGAAACAATGGGCGGTGTAATGAGCAAATTGATTGCTAAGAACACAACAATTCCAACTAAACAAAGTCAAACATTCAGTACAGCCGAAGATAATCAACAAGCAGTTACAATCAAAGTGTTCCAAGGTGAGCGTGAGATTGCAAAATACAATAAAGGTCTAGGTGAATTTAACTTAGATGGTATTGCACCAGCACCCCGCGGAGTACCTCAGATTGAAGTTACTTTTGATATTGACGCAAATGGTATCATGCATATCAGTGCTAAAGACAAAGGTACGGGCAAAGAAAACAAAATCACTATTAAGAGTAATAGTGGTTTGAGCGAAAGTGAAATTCAGCAAATGGTTAAAGATGCTGAGGACAATGCAGAAACAGACAAGAAAGCACGTGAATTGATTGAAGCACGTAATGGAGCAGAATCAACATTGAATGGCTTCCGTAATGACTTTGAAAAGTACAAAGACCAAGTTACAGAAGAAGAACGTACTAAAGCAGAAGAAGCATTAAAAGCAGTTGAATATGCGATTCTAGGTGATGACGCAACAGTTATCCAAGAATCTATTCCTAAACTATATGAAGCAATTGGTCCTATCACTAAGGTTAAACACGATGCTGAAGAAGCAGAGAAGAAACAATCACAAGAAGCAGATGTGGTTGATGCAGAAGTTAAAGAGTCCGCAGAGACTGTTTAACTAAATTAGTCGGGTGCCATATAGGATGGACCCGACATGTCATAACTTGCTTAATAAAGGAGAAACAAAATGACAAGAGAATTAACGTTACGTTCAATAGATATTCCATCTATCCATAGATTCGGAATAGGATTTGATTCAATGCTTGATGAACTACTGAGAACAACAAGTCAACCACAAGGTAACTATCCACCGCACAATGTAATTAAGACAGGAGATGAAACTGTATTAATTGAGGTTGCAATTGCAGGATTTGATGAAGGTGAAATTTCTATCACAGTAGAAAACAATACATTATTGATTTCCGGTCAACAAAATAAAAATGATCCAATCAATTATGAATATCTACATCGTGGATTGAGTAGCAGAAACTTTATCCAAAAGTTCAAATTGGCTGAACATGTTGAAGTTATTGACGCATCTATTAAAAACGGAGTTCTTTCTGTCTTACTAGAGCGTAAAATGCCAGAAGATAAGAAACCCAAGAACATTGCAATAAACTACAATAAATAATATAATAGCATATCGTAAATAAAAGTGTGCGGGAAACTGCACACTTTCAATGAAAGCACAACATGGCACAAACTGAAACAAGAATTAGAATTAGACCCAATTTGAAAGTACCTGAACCCCCAATGTTCAAGGTAATTTATATGAACGATAATCACACTTCAATAGAGTTTGTCGTTAAAAGTTTGATTGACCATTTTAATTATACAGAGGATACTGCATCATCTATTACTACAGGAATTCATGAATCCGGTAGTGCAGTTGTTGCTGTGTTGCCCTTTGAAATTGCAGAACAAAAGGGAATTGAAGTTACACTTGATGCCAGAAACCAAGGGTATCCACTTCAAGTTAAAATAGAAGCCGACGCAACTTAAAGATTTATTTCAATGCGTTTTGCAAAGTATGGTTCAACATCATACTTTGCGTTATTCACATAGTTGATGTTATTAATTTTAGTGTCAACAAACTTATCATAAGTTCCATATATCCACTTAGTTACTTTGTGTTCTGTGTCTTTGTATAGAACATATCCGGGGAAGATATCCTCATCATTCACATCGTTCTCACCGAAGTACAATTCTCTGAGTGGAACGCAACTACTGATAATGACTACCTTTTTAACGTCAACATGTAGTTGTAATTTTTCAAGTGTTTTCTCAAGGTATGCAATATCGTCATATCTAAAACATTTTAAATGAAAATCATCTAGGATGCTGTTTTCTATCTTTTTATTGCTCCAACCGTTTAAACCTAATAATGCGATTCCGTCAACTACAACTACGTTATTGTGTAAGTAAATGACGTTTCTAAAACTACTACACAGTTTAGCTATTTCATTGGATCTAGTATCTCTATCAACGATACCTTGATTTTCTAATGTTCCGTCAATAAAAAACACCCCGTGATATAAACCACTGAGGTGTTTCAAAGTTTTATGTAAAACAGTTATATCGGTTGTGATGTTTCCAGCAACTATACAGAATAAACTAGTAGGTTTACCCTCCCAATTGAATTCATCGTTTGGGGTTAAATTTAAGTCACTGATAACATCAAAACCATATATCATGACGCTTTTGGTTTAGCTTTAGTGACTTTAGCTTTTACAGCCTTAGCCCCATCAACTGCATCTTTCAAATTAACCTTGCCATCTTGATTAACATCCAGTGCTTTTTTGGCACGGGCAGTAGTCTTTTTAGCAACTTCTTTGACTGCGGTTACTTCGGCCTTAACTTCAGCAATAACCTCTTTAGCAACTTCCTCAACCTTAGCAACTTCTTGTTGCACAGCTGGGTTTTTGCTTCCGTATTGATTGTATAACACATAACCAATCACTATAATAATAGCAATAATGATAATAACTTCCATAGTAAATCTCCTTCAATTAATATTTATGATCCGTAGTCCCAAAGAAGATTTTTTTCATAAATACATATATGAACCTATCTAATTATTCACTCATAGATATGATGGATCTTCCCTTGCCCCCGATCCATGTTCAGAAAAAATTAGCATATAGGCCAACTGCAAAAGACGTAAAACATGTTTATAAACAACTAAACGAGTACGTATTCGAAAATCAATTAGTAATACCGTCAATACACCTAGTACCTAGATGTAGAAAATACTGGGGTATGTGTATGGGTGAAATAGAAATTTATAAGACCGGAAGCTATTGTGAGATTAAACTTATGGATAAATGGTTTTGCCCTCAATGGTTTGTGACCACATTAGCGCATGAAATGGTTCACCAATATCAATGGGACATATTAGGCCCCGAACGTGAAAAGAACGGAAAAGATTGGTTAATGAGTCACGGACCATCTTTCTTTCGATTTCGTGAAAATTTAGAACAGTATGGAATAAGTCTCAAAACTGCACATAGTCAAAGACGCTGGTTTAAACATCAAAATCTGTTCAGGGCATAAATACGTATTATGCGTGATTTAATAGACTTAATAAAACTACTCGAAGGTGACGGTGCTACTGAAGGAACAGACGGCGTAAAGGCTAAAGGTTTGTATCCCGATGAATTAAAAAAGCGTGACAACTTTAACATCTTTATAGGTAAAATAAATAAAGGCCTTCCTTTTATATACCACCCAACAGGTGAAGAGGTTTATATCAAACGTAGCGAAGCAAATAAAATAAAGCAACTGTTTGATACTGGACAGTTGATTGGTAAAAAAATTACCATTATGACTAATGATGGCAATCAAATTAACTTAGGTGAATTAAGAAAGACTGAGGAGTTTGGCGGAAGCTCTAAGGAAAACTTAAAATTAAAACCATCAACAATAGGCATAACTGATAGAGACATTGCTGCCACTGACTTGTATAATGAGATAAAAAATAACAGTGTATTAAACAGCACTGACTATGGAAAAATTGTAATTCAATTAGCAGAA